CCCGAACTTAAGTTCAACCGCGCGGACAGGTACTCATGGGCTGCCAGTGGTAGTTGGTGTCGATGGCCACGGTGGCGTCGCGGTTGAACTTAAGTTCGGGGTTTGACATCGGATGTGGTTCCTTGAGGTAGGTCTTCAGCGAATACAAACCCGACAGGCTGGCGCCAGTCGGTACCGCGCGGGGCTTGTTTCTTGAGCGTATTAATGAGAGTGTCGATCGTCTTTTGCACCTCGTTCACGCGGTTGATGCACGCAACTTCGGCACGGCTTGCTTCTGCTACTCGGTTAGTTGCGCCTATCAGGTTGTCCTGCGCTTTCACCAGCTCGACCAGAGCCTGGTCCATCAGTGTGTTCAAGCTTGCCATCGTCGATCCCCGATCACATGTCCAACACATCACGCATGCCGAGAAAAACCGGGTGACGCGGGGCCACCTTCACCCCGACCGGGAAGAACTTGTACTTGACGAACTTACCGAGATATTCGTCGCGCCTCTGCCAGAAGACTCCTCGCTGCAGAGCCGTAAGTCCAGTCCCGATTGAGAACTCGATGCCGGAAAAAACGTCACGCGCGAGGAACGCGCCGAGAGTATTCTTGCCACTTTTTCCTGCCTGCGCTGAGCTTCGCTTCGTGCGCCCCAGCTCGTTGGTTTGGGCCTCGTTTCCATTGAACATCTCCTCTTCAAAACCGATGATCTCAGCCTCACTGTCTTCGAAGCGCTTGAGCTTCAGAAGATAGCCTTCCTTCACTGTGGAGCGGCCGAACTTGTAGGGCGCCTCGGGATGGCGCAGGATGATGCCTTCGTACCCAGCCTCGACCTTGGCGGCCTCATAGGCGAGCATCTCATCCTCGTTGGCCAGCAGCTTCTGTTCGAGCAGGCGGATCTGTGGGAAGTCGCTCCAGTTATCGCTGAGCAAGCAGTCCAGACGGTGTCGGTAAGTAGCTTCGGGAAGGTCGTGGAAGTCAAACACGTAGTAGGTGTAGGTAGGCGTCTTGTCGAAGGCCATGACTTGTGAAACCGTTTCGTTGTAGACGGTCTTACTGGTCGGGGCTCCAACGATCAGCTCGCCGTCCAGACCGTTGAGGTGGTGATTGCTCAACTGCATGAAGATGTGCCGGTTCGGGATCGGCTTGAGCGTGCGGCTAAGCAGACGCCCATCCACAACGCTCGCTCTGATCCCGTCGAGCTTCGGTGAGCCATAGACCGGGTACTGAATCTTCGAAAGATCGGCGTTGACGGCGAGGGTTGGACGGAAGGTCATGGTCGTTTCTCCTGGTGCCCAGCCATCACGAGCTGCAATGCGCGGATGGCTAGGGGGTTGTTGTTACGGGCCAGGCCGAGCACCCCTGGTAGCGCACTGGCTGGGTAGATCTCGATCACCCATTTAGAGCGATCGAGGTCATAGATGCGCTCGACCGACCAGCCCAACGCCTTGGCTTCAACGGCGTCTTGTTTGCTCAGTAAATCTAATTTAGACATGAGAGTTCAGGGCAAAAAACGGCCCACGAAGGGCCGCAGTGTCACTTGCCAGGTTTTTGTCGGATCGAGATGATGAGGTTGGGGAATTCCATGGTAATCACGTTGCCCTCCTCAGTGATCAGGCAAGTCGGGCGATCGGCCAGGATGCGCGGTGCGTACTCTTGCGCGTGCTCGTAGATCCGCGGCCCTTTGTTCCCCTTCCATGCGTATTCCCAACGCGCCCGGCTGTTCTCGGTCTTCGGCGCGGCAGTGCGAACCACCAGACCCTTGCGCCACAAACCACCGAGGTAGTCCGACACGCGGTTCACGGTGGTGGCGCGTTTTCGGATCTCTGGCATGTCGAACAGGGCTTGGCAGTCCAGAGGGCCAGAAGCCGCTTTCAAAGCGGCTTCCAGGGCGGGAAATAATCCATCTTCGTTGTAGCGCATGAGCATTCCTTAAATTCACCCTATCGCAAGAGTGTGTAAGTTTAAGAGGAAACACTACGTCGGATCAGGTCCGCCAGTTCGATTCGTGTGATAAGTAGCCCACGAAAGGACTTGACAGGCAACCCCGCGCCACAACCGGTGGTGCCAGGGAACCAGACGCCCCCCTCTCGGCAGCCAACGACTACGCCTACGCTACGCCCTTCAGCATGACGACCGGTGAGCCATTCACGCTGAAGGGGAGAGAGGTCGATGGGGACGATGGTGTCGTCCCGTTTGGGCAACACCTCGAACTTGTATTCAATCCAGAGATCGGCTTTGTCGCCGCTGTACCAGACATCGGCGATACCGCCGTTGTACTGGTTGTGGTTTTTCATTCGGTACAGTCCTGTGGGCAGATGCCGATGGACCGACGCAATGAACGTATTTTCCGGACCGCTCATCTACCGGCGCTTCACAGCAGGGGCAGGTTTGGGCAACAGTTCGTCCGCGGTCAGTTTCGCGTAGCCCACGATGTCGTGCCAGGAATCGTGGTAGTTCGGATCGCCATTGAGGATGCGTCCGATCTTGTGCGCGATCATTTCCAGGGTCTCTTTCTGGTGCGGTTCAAGGTTCCCCCATTTTGGGGTCTTGGCCATCACGGTCTTGATGTCCTGGGTGATACGCGCGTGCTCGGTGTAAACACCGTAGCGTGAACCGCGTTCGGTCAGCGTGGCTTCGATCGTGCTCATGGTTTCATCGCCGAGAGTACAGTCTTGCGGTTGGCGAACAACGCGGCGTAGATGGCTTGCGCCGTCACCGCCTGTTGATGCGCATCCGACAAGGCGTTGTGTTTCACGCCCAGAGGCGCGACCCGGATCTGCTTGGCACCGGGCAGACCCTTGTAGGTCCGGAAACAGGTACTGTTCCAGAACTTCCAAGGGATCTCCCGGCCATGCTGCGTGTAGGCGTGGGCCAGCATGGGAAGATCGAAATCGGCCCCGTTGCTCCACACCTTGTAGTCCCCATCACCAATCCACTCGCTGAGTTCATCCAGGGCGTTCCCGAGGGTCTGCTTGGACTCATGGAACACGCCCTGCGCTTCCGGCCCCTGCTTCATCCACCAGATCAGTGTGTCTTCCTGGATACGCCGCTTGTATTCCAGATTGCTGTCGATCGAGATCGACGCATAGAAACCGGCGTCGTCGATGGCATCGGATTCGAGGTCGAACTTCACGGCCCCAATGCTCAGGATGCAGGCGTCGGCCGTCGTACCCAAGGTCTCCGTGTCCAACATGATGTGTTTCATAGATCTTCTGTCCTCAGTGTGGGATCGGCCCGCTACCGATCGGTAGCGGGACTACATCAGGCGACTTCCAACTCGCGTTGGAGGACGGGCGCCTTCGGGGTCGGGGTCGCGACCGGCACCGCTTCCAAGGCCGCGAGCTGAGCGTTCAGCTTCTCGGTGCCCTTGGTGGCGGCCTCGGCAGCCTTGGCCGCTTTCTGAGCAGCTGCAGCATGCGCTTTCGAAGCAGCTGCGACGAGCGCATCCGCTTCCTTGCGTTTTGCCGCAGAAGCCTTATTCGCTTCCTTGACCAGCGCGTCAGCGCTTTTCTTGGCGACGGCCAGCGCCCGGTCGGCGTCCTTCTGGCTGGCTTTCACGGCCTTGACCGCGTCGGTGTGCGCCTTCATCGCGGTCTTGAGGTTGGCGGCGGCCAACTTCTTTTCGGCCGGGGTTATCGTCTTGGGTGCTTTTGCCATGGATTTTCTCCTGTAGGGCTTGGTTAAAACTGATCTCGTTGAGCCGAACTGCTCTGGAGATCAACCGGTCAAGAACGGACCGGCGACGCTGTGAAGCCGCCTCAAGATCAAGGCAGGCCATTACTTCGGCTGCCGTCAGATCGCTGAGGATCTCGTTGAGGCGCCTGAAAGATTCCAGTGCCTGATCTAGATACCATTTACGAACTGACATAGAGCTTAGATGTAAGAAGAGATTATGTATACACCGGATCGTGTGACTTAAGTCACACGATCCTGATGATCAACGGCGGCCAGCGGCCTTGCGGGCCGGGGTCTTGGAGACGAATTTCGACACGTCCGGTTCGACGGTCAGCAGGATCTTGGCCTCTTCCTGGCGTGCGAAGTGCACACCGACCTGGGTGTTGGGCTGGGGATTGCTGAACACCAGCTTGGCGTAGGTCTCGTTGGGGTCAAACGAGACCGTGGTGACGACACCGATGGGCGGTGTCTGGAACACACGCGCAACGCTGGTGACGTAGCTGTCGAAGCCCTTGTTGGCGGTTGGACTGGTACTCAAGATCCACAGCGGCGTGTCTTCGTCGGCATCAGGCGGCAGCACGGCCAGCATGCGCGCGTTCTTGCACGCCTTGCCGTCGCCAGCCGAGCCAAAGGCGTTCATCGGGCAACCTTGGCAATCCAATGCCTGGGGAATCGGCGAGTTCTTGCTGGGCGTCATCTTGAGCGGGTTGGTGCCGATGGCGAAGCAGGCCGGAGGCACGATGGTCTTCGGGTCGTAAGCGCCTTCGTAGAAAGCGTTCTTGGCCGTGAAGTCGACGATCACCAGCTCCAGCGGGCCAGGGGTCTTGGTGCCGTCGGGCAGGATGAACTGTTTGTCCTGCGTGACGCGGATGGCGTTACCGCCAACCGGTGCGGTGCGGTCGCCCATCGACTCGGCTTGCGCCTTGAGCGCGGCCTGGATCGAGACGATGTTGGCGGAGCTGGGCTTCTTGACTGCGACAGCAGTAGAAGTCGCGGACTTGGCCGCGGTTTTGGGTTTGGTAGTAGCCATGGTGTCTTTCTTAGAAGTTAGACGTTGAGGGAACGCAAATTCAACTTGCGCTTGGTGAAAGGCTCGACACCCGGCACCTTCTTGCCCAGATCCAGCAGTTCGCGGTAGGCCGGATCGGACACACGCCTCTGCAGGAGATGGAAGAACTTGTTCTTGCGGATGTACTCGTGGAAGGCGCCCCAATCCTGGACGTTGGCCACCACCGCGTTGGTGATGGAGGCTGAAGCCTTCTTGCCTTCGGCCTTATTGGTGTCTTCCTTGTCCATGCGGGCCAGCAGGATCTCTTCCTGGATCGCAATGTCGACCTCGATCTTCTTGACGGCCTCCTCAGCGACGCGTTTCTTTTCGCGCAGTGCCCACATCTCGTCGATGGTGGAGCCGAGCGTGCCGACCAGGCGGTCGGTGACTTTGGCGATGGTTTTGGCGCGGGGTTCAGCAGTTGCGGTTGCCATTTACGTTCTCCTTGGGTGGATGGAATCTAACATAGAAGTTAGACGTTGTGTTAAAGAAAGAGTTACACACGGTCATGTGTGGACACTCCAGTTGTGCACCGAGCTGTCGATGCCGATGCCTACGGTCAGCGCCGGAGCCGAGCCGTCGAGCGGTTGGTCGGGACCGGAATAGATCAGGCCGCCGTTGAACCAGCGGGAACCGTCGGGATGCTTCATAACGAATTCGAAGCTGTTGGGCGCCCAATCGTTGTGCAGATCGCAGATGTTGTCGCCCTCACCGTACTCGGCGAGGTAGCGCAGCTTATCGAGCAGCTTGCCGATGGCGCCAACCTTGGTGGCGAAGTCCATGACGTCGATCAGATGCTTGGGGTTGCAGAAGGTGATCATCTCATTCTCCTTTTGCTGCAGCGAGGGCGGCTCGGGCTGCATCGAATTCATCGGTTGCCCGGTCAGCGACACGGATGACACCCTCCAGCGCCTTCACCAGTTTCGGGAAGGCGCGTAGGGCGATTGCGCCGTCGCGCAGTTCTTCAGGGGTGAACTGGCCGCCACCGATAGTGGCGCCTTTGCGTTCGATGAATGCGTTGCGCATGTTGGATGCCAATGTGGCAGCGTTGAGAATTATTAGGTGGGTCATGCAGTGCTCCAAAAATGGTGACTGCTTACGCCAGTCAGTCGGCCCTCGGTACACGCCATGCGGCGGGGCTTGCCTTCAGTCACGCGGTGTACCCCGCGCCTTGTTCTAACCGCCTCGAACAAAGAATCCTGCGTTTACGTCTGTCGACACACGGTAGGAGGATTACTTGCTGTAGTTGACATCATGTCCACCTTCGCAGCTGAGGGGTAAGTCCAGACACCACGGCAGGGGCGTGCTCATCCATCGGGCCATGTACTTCACACAGGCATCGGCCTGGGCGGTCTTGGGCATTGTCACGACCTCATCGTGTGTGGTCATGACGACGCGGTATTTGCGACTGATCTGCAGCATCTGCCAGCCCACGATGATGCGGGCCAGGGCCTGGACGATGTTCTCGCACAGCAGGCCACCGTAGATCTTCTTGCGCTGATCCTTGGCCTGGTAAGTCCACTCGTCCCAGCCCTTGTCGCCCATGCTTTTGCGTAGGTCGGGGTACTTGAGAGCCATGCCGTTGGGCAGCCAGATGGTGTTGGCCTCCCAGTTGAGCGGGCCGTAGCTGCCGGTGCGCCCGGCGGCCATGTCTTCGATGATGCGCTCGCAGATTTTCCATCCAGCCGTGATCTTGTGGTTCTTCAGCCGGTAAGTGTTGACGATCGCCTTGCAGCGGTCGAGTTCGAAGTACACCGGCGGGCCTCCCAACGCACCCTTAGCGAAGGTGATCTGTAGCTTGGGTGCGCCCATTTGGAACCCGAGGCCGAGGACGCAAACTTTGCCAACGAAGCGCTCGGTCTTGTCGGCCTTGGTGATCTCGCGCCCATAGACGTGGTCAGCAAAGTTGCAATAGGCATCGCGGCCGATACCCGCGTCAGCAGCCCGGAACGCGCCCAGGAGGTCGTGTTGGCCCCACAGCCACCCATTGACGCGGCACTCGATCTGCCCGCTGTCCTGAACCGCGATACGGTGCCCTGGCGGGGCTATGATCGACAGGCGCAGCTCGCCGCCTCGGGTGAGGTTCTGCATGTTCATCTTGTTCTGTCCACCCCAGCGGCCTGTGTGCGCGCGGTAATAGGCGTAACCTATCGGAAGTGACATCCCGTTAGCCCCGGCCGTGAGGAAGCGCTGCGCGCGCGTGACATTGGTAGTGGATTTGGTGGCGATGCGTACGTCCACCAAGGCCTGCAGCCGCTCCTGCTTGGCGACCATCAGGGCCACGTCGCTGGGCTTGTTCAGGTCGAAGCCCCATTCGTCGACCTGGTTGGGTAGGTCGGTGAACTTGACGTCGTCTTTGGCGAAAGCATAGACGTACTTGTCGGTCTCGTCCTCGCGTTCTTCTTTGCTGCGCTTCATCCAGGCCGGGCTGATCTTCATTGGGGGTTCGACGCCCTCGGCACGCAGCAGGTCTGCGAACTTTTCGTTGGAGCCGATCACGCGCTTGATGATGAGCATGTCGCGCTCGACGCCTTCGAGTTCTTTTTCTTTGCCTTTGAGCAGCTTGGCGTCTGCCCAGTCGGCTGGGTTGACAGCGGCGTACATCAGCTTCTCGCGCCGATCCAGTTCGCGCTCCAGCTCTTTCTCAACACGTGGAATGTCGACCTTCAAGACCGGGCTGCAGAACATGCGGCAAGTCAGGTCGATCAGGTCCATCTCGTCGGCCGGCATCCGGGGCAGCATGAGGCCGAAGATGCGAAACATCTCGTCGACGTCGTTAGCGCAGTAAACCCCCGTCTTCTCGAACAGGGCCTTGGGCCAGTTCAGGACCCCTTTCGTCGCCTCCAGACCTTCGAGCTTGCCGTGGCCACCATAGAAGATGCTGACCTCGTCAAGGCCCGCACCAATATCATTGCTATGCAGGCCGCGAGCCATAGACAAAGTGTCGTACAGATACGCAGGGTGAACACCGTAGTGGTGAGACAGGATGAAACCGTCGAACTGAGTGTTGTGACACAGGACCGCATGGGTGCTCCAGTTGATCTTGGTTAGCTCGGTACGAATGCGGCTGGCCGGGATGATGCGGGTCTTGCCGTGGCCGATCTTGATGCCCAGCATCTGCGCCTTGAAGCGCGGATCGCGGATGTACTCGGACGTGGACAGCTTGCTCAGTGTGTAGTCCTGGTCGTAATACGTTTCAAAGTCCAGACTGACCAGACGAGTCCAGTTGACCGTGTGCTGCGGGATGATCGGCCGGGCGAACGGCGACTGTACGAGCTGCAGCGCCGGGCCTGGCTTTTGTTTTTTGAGAGCAGAGGACCAGCTCATATAGTCTCGATCACTTTCTTTTTACGATTTACGATTGGCGCCGCTTTCGGAAGCAGGCTGCCGAACAGATCCAGCAGGTTGGTCATGCGAGCATCCTTGACTAGCATTGCGTCGTACACCTTCTGTTCGATGGTGTTCTTGGCGATGACGACTATCGTTTCTGTTTTAGATGTCTGCCCCATCCGGTGCTGGCGCTTGCTGCCTTGTTTGAACACCTCAAGGTCGTATGTGGGGGAAGACCAGATGGTTGCGGTGCCACGGGTGAAAGTAAGACCGTGGGCGGCCGACTTGGGGTGGGCAAAGATGGTGCGGTAGACGCCAGCCTGGTAACCCTGCACGATTTCGTCGCGATCGCGGTCAGAGGTATTTCCGTCGAGCACAGCAAACGAGATGCCGCGCCTATCAGCCTCTGCCACCAGCTCGTCACGCTGATGCTTCCACAGAAAGAAGACGAGGCTATGCTTGCGCTGTTCGACCAGGTCGAGGATGAGTTCGTACCGTGCCCGGTCGATGATCTCGTAGCTGCCCATGCCGTTGTAGACGGCACCTGATGCGATCTGCAACAGTTTGGTAGCAACCGCTGCGGCATTCACCGCCGTCATGACGGGTGCCTGGCCTTTCAGCCGTGCAGTAACTGAGGGCAGCGCCAACGTCAGCAACTGGGTTTCTTCCATCTCCAGGTAGGCCCGCATCTGACGTGGTGTCAACTCGTATTCGACCGGATACTGGTGGTTCGCTGGGATGTCTACACATTCCTCGAACTTGTGCCGAATGACGATGTCAGACAGCAAACCAAAGACAGCTTCTTCGGCGCCTTCCTTGTCATTCCACCTGATGGCTTGGGCACTGCGGCCCACCTGAGTCGGTGTGCAGACAGCGTCGCGAAACTTGTAGAAACTGAAACCCAGGCGTTGACCACCATCGAGGATCTGCACCTGGTGCCAGATGTCGGTGATGGTGTTGCCGCTGGGCGTACCGGTCATGCAGCAGCGATGCGTGAAGTGTTTGGCGATCTTGGCGGCAGCCTTGCTGCGCTGGCTGGTGTGATGCTTGTAGGCAGTCGACTCATCAATCACCAGCTCGGAGAATCTCTTGAAGAAAACCGGCTTTTGTGCAGCCAGCCATTTGACGGCGTCTACGTTGGTGACGTACACGTCGGCGTCCGCGGCGAACGCCTTCTCTCGATTAGCAGCGTCGGCGACAGATACGGTAAGGTGGGGAGCGAACTTGCGGATGTCGTTGGCCCACACGGAGCGGAGCAGCGAGCGGGGTGCAAGGACAAGCAGGCAACCGCCACCCTTCTTTCTTCGATTTGCGAAACCAATAATGCGGACAAAAGTCTTTCCAGTTCCAGGGTCCGAACAATCGAATACGAGTGGACTAGTCTGGTTGTGCTTAATCGAAACATTTTGATGGGCGAAGGGTTTGATGGTCATGCGGTTACCTTGAGCCAGCGACGAATGGTGCTCGGATGTTTCTTAGCTGAAGAGGCGATCTGTTCGACTGTTTGACCAGCGTTGAAGCAATTGCGTGCGGCGAGGAGGGCGCAGATACGTCGGTAGGTCATGGCCTTAGCCTTTCAGTAACAGCTTCCATGGTCAGTGGTTCAGTCAGGTCTTTCAGCATCTGTCGAACGTCGTGGCTACGACACCCGTGTGTCATTGCGAGGCCACGTATTCGCCGGAGCGTGACGGGGTCAAGTTCTTTGTCGTTGATAACGGCGAGGAGACACCGCTTCACGTAGTCCAGTTCACCCGTTGCATTCATGCTTTCCTCACACCCTCAGCGCAGTGCCCGCTGTGCTCGGGTCCGTACAGGCAATACTGGCAGCTGAATCTGTTGGCGTTGGCCGGCCAGGTGGTGCAGGACACGATGTCCGCACCTCGCTTGTGGAAGTTGCGCTTGAAGCGCAACGCCTGGTCGCGCGTGAAGACCTGAGAGGTGGTCTCGTTGACGTCGAGATACCAGAGCTGGGAGTCGACAACTTCAAGCTCAGGAAAGCGCAGAAAAGCCACCAACGCGTAGAGTTGAAGCTGTTGGGCGTGCTTGACTTCGTTGCCCCATTTCTTGCCGGTTTTGTAGTCGATGACGATTGCTTCGTCTTTGCCGGCGTGCACCAACACGTCGAGCTTGAGGCGCAGCCAGGCGCCAGTCCAGGGGACAACCTCCCATTCCTCGTTCATGCCCCACTCGCCTTCGAGTTCGACCGAGCCCTCGGCGTACAGGGTGCGCAGTAGGTCGAGT